AATATTCTTACTATCTAAAAGTCTAAATTTGTGAATACCTCCAGCGTTAGCTGTAGTAAATCCAATAGTATTAATACCAGAATTTAAATCTGATATTGTATTATAAAGTTTAATGGTGCTTGTATTAACAATTTCTGGGTAGTATACTGAACCATTAGACAAATATCTACCTTGATCTGTATTTGAAGCACCAAATGTTCCAATACCTAGTGGTTCATTTCCATTTCTATTGTAGACAATAGGTGTCCCATCTTGAAGGTTATGGAATGATAAAAATGCTATAACATCATCTGATATGTTTACTCCACCACCAAAAGTAGTAGTTTGAGCGTTGAAACTGATTTCTCTGAATCTTTCCTCAACATATGGTTCTAAAATTGCTCCTGACCCATTACCACCAGAGATTGATGCAGAAACAACTCTGTTAACATCTACTTCATTTGGATCTACAATGACTTCTTTTAAGTTACCACGAACAACTAAATCGACTAAAGCAGTTGTACCAAGACCCACTGTAGGATTTGATATTACTACTGTTGGTGGACTTAAAACATCATAATCTGAACCAGAATTTATAATGTTGACTTTAGATAGTGGACCATAATAAATTTTATCATTTGATTTATAATTTATAATTTCAACACCATTGATCAACATTCCAGTTGGTCCTGGTTTTGTTTCTTCTCCAGTTCCAGATTGAATATTTTGAACTAATGGAATTTTTCTTAATAATTTTTTGGGAGCAAGTTTCTTATCGCCAGTTTGCTCTTCTAGTGTAAAAACATGATCAGCTACAGTAGAAGAGGATTGGAATTTCACATAATTATTACTTCCAATAAAAGATCTAGCGTTATATAATCTTATCTTATTTTTTATATCACCAGGATTTGTGGGGTCTAGAACTTCAACGTAGTAAGTTTGACCAAATGTTAATCCACTAATTTCTGATGAAGAACCACTGTAAACAACTGCATCTCCAGTAATGAATGGAACTGCGGTTGAAAAAGAAAGTATAGTGTACTTGGTTATACCATTTGTATCAATCTCAGTACCAGAGAAAATATTATTTAAATTTGACGATGCAGTAATAGAAAGAGTTTTTGAAACAATGTCTTTCGTTACACTATAATCTGGTAAAGAATTAGATGCTACATGAACATATTTTGAATTTTCTTCATAGGTATTCTGAACGTTTGCTGTAATTTTTGGATATTTTAATGAAACATTAACAGAAGAAGCATTTTCTATGTTTCTTCTTATACTAATTTTTCTATTTGAATTTATTCCAGTAATACTTTTGTTTAATAAAACGACTCTAGGGAGTGATAAATCAGGTCTATTTGTAATAGAAGTTACTATAGCATCTTCTATAATAATATTTTCAGAATTTCTGTCTAAAACATTAACAGAATCACCAACCTTTAAACTTGACTTGTCTGGTGTTTCATGTAAAATAAATTGATTTCCTGTAAATGACTCTACTTCATATCTTGAAGATGTATTATAAATCCATGAGTTGAAGAGTAACTCCTTATATGTTTTACCATTAGATGGATTTTCTATCTTTTTACCAATATTTTTTACAGAAATAACATCACCAACTGATCTGAAATAGATATCATTTTGATTTTCTAACTCTGATAAGACACCTGTAATTCTCAACTCCACTTTTTTAGTGGTATCACCATTCTCATATCCATAAATGATCTTATCAGATCTTAAATCTGATCCAGGATCGATGGTGGATGTAATTCCACTGCAACCGAAGAACTGATTAACGCTCTTATCAGTATAAGTTATGGTGTCTGATCCTACGGTTATTGTTCCTGAAGAATCAAATCCTATTGTAGAATCAACCGTGATTACAGTGTCTGTCGATAAAACTTTCTCTACTACTTTAGTTTTCGGAGTAATTTCAAAAGTACCTTCAATCAAACTCTTTTCATCATATCCAGCAAATAGTTGAATCTTATAAAGAGTCTTATTATTTCTTGTTATAATCTCTACTTCAGAAACAGGTGCTGATGCAGTATTATCATTATTATTGATAACCTGACCAACAAGGTTATTTGGATTACTTCCAGAGATTAATTCAGTTACAAGAACTTCTCTTCTAATAAACTCTGCATCAGATGATCTAACTAAGAATTCTTTCAGATTTAAAATAGTTGGATCTAATCCATAGAGAACATTATAAAGAATTCTAAATGATTCTGATGTTCCCTTTGTTTGATAGAAAGTTCTAATTTCTTTAAGGAAATTATTTAAATCTAAATTTTCTACGAAATCAAGATCTTCAAATCCAGGAGCTAATGATTGTTTTAACTTTCTATAGAACTCCTTTAAAAATAATGCGCTTAGGTTTTGTGCTACGCTTCCTACAGAGTGCGTACCTGCATTGGTTGATGAAAATTCTAGTTCTTCTGGATTTAATGCGCTGCGATAAGAGGTAATACCACTAAATCCTCTTACACATCCAGTAAATGAATTTGTTGTAATACCAGTATAAGTGATAATCTCATCATCAATCTTCACCAAACCATACTGAGGTGGGAATCCCTTTGTATTATCTACGTAAATCTCAGTATCGCTTGTTCCTATCTGTGTAGACACAGTAGAAACACCAGATATTACATCAGGATTTAAGTTGTTTAATTTTTTATATTGATCTAGATTCTCTGCAATATCAATAGGACCACCCTGGAATTCTTGAGAAATATAATATTGCTTTAGGAATTCCACCGCTTTGGGTGTTTCTGATATAACAAACTCTGGTAACTGATTTTCAATTATTTGCTGAATCTTAACTCTAGAATCAAAACCAGTCGTGACCATATTACCTCGTTAACGTTCCGTTTGAATAACTTGATGTGGAGTCAAAATTGATACCTGATATTTGCTCTCCAGAAGAGATTGTATCCTTCTTCATATTTATGGTGCTTTTTGAGATATCAAATACTAGATACAAGTCCTTGAGTCCAACAACATCATTAGATTCTGGGAATGCCTGTATTTCAATGACTCCATCTGGAAGTGACGTTGATGTAATATTAATGGTATTAACAAGTACTTCGCCCTTTACATAATCAACAGATCCTATAGATTTTTTAACAATCTGATATTGTCCTGGTGTTGAAGTTGGTTTAACAATAGAAAGAACTCCAATATCACTACCTTCAACAGGAACATCTGAGAAATATACAGTATCATTTTCTCCAGCAATCTTAAATCCAGTACTCTTGATATTATATCCTACAGGATTCTTATGGAATCGATTACCAAAACAGATTTCATATTGTGCAAAAGTATTCAGTACAGCATTCAAATTACGTCTAATCTTAACCTTAGTAATGTTTGAGGTAATTGACGTATCAACATTATCAATAACCTGAACAACCTTACTATATTTGAATCTTCCACCAAACTTATTAAAATCAACAGAATCCGAATATTGTGTTAGAGTGTTAATAACATTTGTTCTTAGATTCTCAATATTAGAAACTGCTGATGAATTGTAGTAAACTGTGCTATCAATCTCAACATAAAGTAATTTAAGGTCTATAATTTTTTGATTTATTCCTGCTACAGAATATTTTTTCAAATCATTTAGAATACTAGTCTTTGTAAAGTCAGAAATTGACGTACCATTTTTTGGTTTAATACTGATCAGTACTGTTCCAAATTGAGGTGGGTCTAACTCTTCTCCACCAACAATTGAAACAGACTCAGTATTGGGGTATACTTGCTGAATAATCGATTCGTAATCCCTCGCTGTGACCGCCCGGTACTGCGAAGAGTACACTCTTGGGGCAAAGTACTTAACGGAGTCAATTGACTCGATTGAAGCGCCTCCCTTGGACGAATCAACGGTTGTTACAGTTACTGTACTGGAAGGATCAATCGTTATTCCATTGGAATCTACAATCGTTCCAGAGAAGGTGAAGACTCTTGGACCATTACCATCTTCACCATCAGTAATGATATAACTTGCTTTGATAGTAGTTCCATTTTCTACTTTCTTACCAAAGACATCATCACCAAATAACAACTCATATTTCTCATCAGTTACTTCTTGAATCAAGAAGATTTCAGAGGTTTTATCAATTTCAAATAAGTTATCAACTGCACTATATGTTCTACTTCCAACTTTTACTCTAATAGTGCTAGCATCAATACCAGAATTATCGAGTACGAATCTTTGATTGAGTGATGTATCTGCAGTAAACGTTTTATTTAAAAATACACCCTGATAGATGGTTACATTTTCAAAGGACGCAGATCCATTTGTTACACTAACCGTAATATCTTCTGGAACTGAAAAGATATATGGACTTGATTGACCATCACCCCCAATGCACACCAGACCCGCTTTAAGGGTGATCTGAGGTGATGTGGTGGTAGTTGCTATGTTAAATGATATTCTCGCCGTTGCTGCCTTTTTTGAGCGGGGTACATAACCAACATTACGCGCTAATGCTACAACATTTTCACGAAGAGTCGCTGAGTCTAAGAAAGACTCATTGACGATCATATTTGAATTGAAAGCAGTGATATATGTATTATATGCTAACGTATCGATCAGGACAGAAAAATTTGATCCCTCAAAGTCAAAATCCGTGAATGTAGAGTTTGCACGGAGATAATCCTTGATGGATGTCTTTATTTGATCGAAATCTAGATTAGTAAATTTTGTAAAAGGCATGTTATCTTCTGGTTGCCTCTAAAATGTAGTTAAATTCTTGCTGAGGGAAGTCTTGTCCTATAATATCAAAGTAAACGGTGATATCAAAAGCGTTTTCATCGTATCTTGGACTGACTTCAACACGAACATTATCAGCTCTAGGTTCGTAATTTACAATGGAGTTATAAATTTGAGTCTCAACAGTGGTCGCAGTACCGTAATCTACAAAATCAAACAAACTAGTTGTTAAATTTGACCCAATTGTGTTATTAAAAAACCTTTCGCCAGGTAATGTTTGAACAATATTACGAATTGAACGTTTAATCGCATCTTCATTCTTAAGCACAAGGATATCTCGCGTCACAGGATGCATATCAAAGGACAAACTAATGTCCTTAAACTGTCGAGATATCCTTTGTACCACTGAAATTTCTCAAGTCTTCTTTTTATTTATGCCCCAGTTACCCCATAATTTGGTTCTGTACCATATTCCCAGTCATCATAATCATCATCATTTCTGATTTTTTGGTGTAATTCCGATTGTTCTTTTAAATGATGTCTTTTTGGTGAAATATCATCGTGCATAATCTCCTGAATCACCTTTTTTTGTGGATCTGGAGAATTATAATCAGTTACAAGGTGTGTTGTACCCCACATTTGGTACATGTAATCAACATTTCTGTCTGGATTTGGTGAATTCGCCATTTTTTTCGTTCTAAACTGTAAAATTAGAACTTTTTTCGGGGTTTCTATCCCGCAAAATTATTTATTTTCACGTTCTTCGGTGGTTTCCCAGAAATATTCGTCGGTATCACCCAGTCTTCCCCAGTCAACACCGTTCTCAACCTGATAATATTCGGTAGAAACCTTAAAATCAGGTGTTTTTGGTTTATCTGGAGTCAAACTTATATCATAAACACGACATCTATTGTTCGGATAGAGTGCAAATTGTCCATTGACTAGTTCAATAAGGTTAAATGACTTATGTTCTTGAGGAATTTCTGCCGTACTATAGTCAATAATGTCTGCACTGTTATGATAATTGTCTAAAGTACAGATATAATACCCTCTCATTGATCCAAAATGACGTGTACGAACCTCCCAGTCCATTGATGCGACAAATTGCTTTGTAATTGTCGTCACACCATAGTCCATACAGTTCCAAAACTGCAGATTTTCCAGGTCCATATCAGTCTCAGGTGTCTCTGGACGAGACAAAAAGGCACTAATCGGTAATTTATCATAAAGAGCACCATATTCTGGTAAATATGTCTCAAAATAAAAAGCGCGTCCAGGCATCGACTTAGCCGATACCCAAACGCCCTCAACAAATTCACCATGACCATCTTTTAAATCGCGTAGGTATTCTTTACGAACCCATACTCTTTGTGCTGGTAGATTGGTGATTAAACAACTCATCCTTTTCCTTGACCCCTATACTTCTTACGTGCTTTATTGCGAGAAGACGCGGCGTACTTCGTTCCTCCCCCATCGCCTTGACGAGATTTCTTAGGAGGTCCCGGAATATAAGAAGTCTTATTCAGTCCACCTTTTGCGCGTACAGCCATAATTAATTCTCCAAAATTTCGTGTGTGATTTCATGTGGTTCGGGAGAACCCGTCTCATAAAATTGTTGAGCCAGGTCCTCCATTGCATCGAAAAATTCTTCCTCAGAAAGATCTGTGAAGATTTTCTCTCCTTGCTTTAATATATTAAATCGTGAGGGTTTGTTTTCCATCAAATGATTCTTGTCTTCTCGTGACCAACTCTAATACGAGGATCACACCAAATCTCAAATCCTGCTTCCTTTGCATCCAAACAGAAACTCACATCCTCTCCGCACATATCTTGAACCTCTCCAGATTCAAATACTTGCATCTTCGGAGCAAACCAAGGATACTTCATCTCCGAATGCTCAAAGACTCCGTTCTTGATCAGCAACCATCCAAATCCAGTGTAATCGACTGTGAATGGCTTTCTACGCTTGGAAATTGATTCCAATGTTTCATGATTCATCACTCCACCATTGTTACGGAAATCATCTTCCTCTAACCAGTGTGCAACAGATGTCGTGTGACCGTCCTCAGTGCAATACCACCCAGCAGCAATGTCTTGTTCCATGAGAACCAACTGCCAGAAGTTGTTGCTATTGAATACAATATCACTATCGATCCACAGTTGCCAATCATAATTCAACTTGCCGTCCCAGGGAATTTGATCTGGTCCACGCAGTACGTTTGCACCAAGACACTTGCAACGGGCAAAGTTCACCATTGAACTGTAGTCTTGGGAAATCTGAATACTTGCCCCTGCCTGAACTAAGTCAAAACAAAGTTGTACAAAGTTCTTCAAGTAAGTATAAGAAACTCCTCTTCCAGGAAGACAAAAGACAATCGATTTTCCACGAACCAATTCTTTTGCTTTTTCATAGTCCCACTCTGGTTCTTTTGTTGAACTCACGGGCGCTTTTGCTTTTACAGTAAATCCTTTAGCCATAAGAAAGTGTAATTACGTCAGGTTGTACGTACAACGAATATCATACAATATTATCTATACAATGTCAATCTACTTCCCTTTCAGACATGATAATCTCACTACCCTCTAGGGAAATATTGATCTCTGTATCTTCATACCAGGACAGATCATTCGCCATCCATTCAGGTATTATAACATAATATTCGCCAGTTACTGGATCGACCTGTAGAGGTTGAAAATTTTCTCCGGAATTTTTTCTCATCGCCGTTAAACAAGTTTGGGTTTTTGTTTTTATATAGCAAAAACTAAATATCTCCCTTGTGTAACACTTTGTAGACTACAGGGACCCATGGGTTTTATATACGGGGGGCTTATACGCGCCGCGACCCCCGAAGGGGCGGCGACGGGGGCACTGCTGTTCACGAACGCATGAGGTCACGCAAGGGCACAGCGGTTGACCCACTGCCCCGCCGATTGCTTCAGGTTGAGCAGCAGGCGGAGCATGTCGCGACGGCGCACGGTGTGGTTGCTGTAGTGACCAGACCGCCAGAAGACCATCGCCTGACGGGTCATGGGATAGAGTCGGATTTGCTCCGTCGCGGTGGAGTCGGTGTCGATCACGATCACGGGTTGCTGCATGGGTGCCTGTCGTTTGCTTTGGTATTGTAGCAGATCAGAGGGGGATGACGCGAACGTCGTCGGCACCCGCCACCAACTGATCCACACGGTCCTGCTGCAACTTCAGAACGACCGACGAATTGCGGTTCGCTTTGGACAAACCCAGGAAAGCACGAATCCCGTTGTTGCTGGTGACGCGGAGGCGGAGACCGACCTCAACGATGTGGTGATCTTTGACCAGCACGACCTTACGGGAAGTCATGCCGCGACCCTTCTCAACGCGGGCACCGTATCCGTCTTCTAGGAGACGGGCAGCGCGGATCGCTTCGTGTTCGATCACGTAGCAGCGTTGGGCGTCGGTGTCGGTGATCGCCATCACCATGCCGTCGTTTTCTGCGATCAGTTCGGAGCGCAACCAAGCGGTGAGGGTCACGGGGTCGATCGAATCAAGAGCAGCAGAGCAGATCTCATTAAAGAGGTCGCGGCACTCATTCACAATCGCGTCGCGCTTAGCGGTCTCCCACTGACGGGCATCGCTGACGAACTTGAGAAAGGGATTGAACTGAGAGGCGTCGATCAGGGTGTCGGTCTTTGAGGTGTTAACCCAATCGAAAGATCCGTTCTTCAGTCCTGCCTTGTGCTTGATGCTGATTCGCTTAGCGCCTGCCGTGGCGTCTGCCTTGTTATGGGTGCCGCCCTTATGGGTCACGATGTCGGGAAAGACGCGGTGATCGTTGAGCAGTTGAATGGTCGCCAGTTCGTTGGCGATGCCTTCGTGATGGGTGCTGCCGTTGGTTTTGAACATGTTAGTAGCGGGTGGAGTGCCACCCGACGAATTGAACAGTGTAGGAGGGGGAGTCTTTAGGGCGCTGCCGTTCCCTTCCTGTGTACCTTACCAGATCACGGGGTTTCCGTCAAAGTCAGTCACGGTGCCCTGTTCGGTGTCCTCTGCGATCGACTCCAGAATTTCCAGGAGTTGGGCACCGTCAGCGGCACGGTTGAGCAGGGAGGTTGCGAGGTCGCGGGTCATGGTAGGATGTTGGTTTGGTTTGGCGGCAGTCTTTAAGGCGCTGCCGTTCCTATGGGATCAGAGATCCCAGAGCATGTCGTTCATTTCCTGGGCGTCGATCGCGGGGTCGTCCCAGCGAACGCCGTCGCCAGTCTTAACCAGGTGGCGACCGATCTGCCCGTCAGTCATGCAGCGGACGAACTTCTCCCAGGGGGTCTCAATGCCTGCCTCCCTGTAGGTCACACATGCCTTAGCGGTGTTGTACAGGAACTCATCGTTGCCGATCCACAGGGCGGCATTCCAGGTTTCGTAGTTTGCCCAACCGTTGTAGGTTTCGGTCATGGTGGAAGCGGTCATGTCGGTTCGTTTGAACTGAAGTCATTATAAGGGGTCAGGGGTGCCCTTTGGGGCGGATGGTGGACGGTTCAGCAACCGAACACCAGGTCAGCGATGGCGTTGGTGTTCTCATCAGCACGACACCAGCGGATGGGTTCACCAGAGGGAGGGCACATCCAGATCATGCAGGGTTCACCCCAGAACTGAGCGATGCGGTAGGCATGGTTGATCGACTCTGCCCACCAGCAAGCGTGCTGATCGAACTTGGACCAGTAGGCGGGTTGAACGGCGAAGGTCATCTGGGTTCGTTTGGTATGAAACCATTATAGGGGGCAGATCCGCCGCAATCGGGGAATGGGTGGACAGTACGCTCATCGTCACGCGGGCAGCCGAAAGTTAGTTATACAAACTCTCAGGGAGTTTGTGCAAACTTAGCGTTGTTGAAGTTAGCATGACTGAAACGCTCACGATTCACCAGTTTCATTGTACCGAACTCATTAGAGTAGACATAACCTTCGGCGTCAATTCGATCAGATCCAATGTAAGCAGCAGGACCATCATTGCGGCAAAGGAAGAGTGCATCATCTTTGATAGATTTGATCAGTTTCCAGTAAGCAATCAGAGTGTAATCACAGTCAAATGCATTATCATCAATCGGCGTACCTTCGCGGATGCACTTATTCAATGCCTTCTTAATCTCTGCTGCTTTCTTATCATCAACAAACTGAACACATTGCGCCATTTGCTTAGCGAACTTGATCACATCATCAAGGTCATGAAAACGGCGCAGTCCGTCATCATAATACCCAGAGAAGATCCGTGCCTTGGGTTTCACAAACTTACAGTTATGTCCATCCTCTAAGTTAACAGTCAGAGGGATTGCCCAACTATCACGGAGGTCATCATTTGCCTCATAACGGGTATGTGGAGCAATGATGATTTCCTCATGAATTACTTCACTGAACTGATAGGTGATTGTGTTCGGAGTGTATTCTGACTGTCCACCGAATCCGATGAAGTCACCTTGGAAAATGCCATCTGTATGAGGCAACCAATCAAAACAAGCGTGAAGAATCTTTGCAACTTCGCCTGCATGGTTAGCATCAATGTCCGCATGAGATTCGTTGATCTTAATCTTTACTTTGTTGAAGACACTTTTGGTGCCCACGAAGAAATTACCCGTAGCAGGATTGCGACCCCAAACAATAGCGGGAGCACCGTCGATCTTGACGCTGAGGGTGCCTGCTGCCTCAAACCAGTCCAGGGCGTTCAGGTCACCCGTCAGGATGGTGTCTTCGGGGTGTTCGATGTGTTTGTTTTGCATGAGAGTACAATACACGGTTTTGGGGTCTTGTGCGGGTTTAGTGGACACTCCGCCAACTGGTCGGGCAGCCGCTTCGCGGTATAAAAAAAGGGAGGCAATCGCCCCCCCAATTCTTTATGCAAACATGAACCCATCTTGGAATTCGTACTCATTGTAAACAGGAGAAGTTCCTGCCTGTCCGATGAACTTGTGGACGAACCAATTGAAGTTGCGTTGGAATACACATTCGCCCTTGATTCCGTGCTCCGAAAGAATAGCATTCAGACGGGACTTAGTGGTCACAGACTGATAACCACCGTCGAAGATCTGAACGAAGTCATCACCAACCACGGCGATCTTGTTACCGTGCAGGTATACAGTAGACTCGTTAGTTTCGGGATCGTAAGTAACAGCGGTGTTTGCAGACTGCCAGTTCAGGTTGTTAGAAATGGCGTTGTTCATTTGCTGTTCGATCTTACGCATGGTGTCGTTTCGTTTGAACAATGACAGTATGGGATGGATCGGGGGGAAAGTCAACCCCCCGAGGACAGTGCCTCAGTTGGCACACAGGCAAGGGTTGCCGTAGTCTGCGATGACCATGCCATCCTTACGGATCTCAGCGTAACCGAACTCCTCAGACAGAGAGTAGCAAAGATCATAGGCACGATCCAGATCTGAGACGCTCTCAGACTCATACATGGCGGAGGGGACCAGAACTTCGTAACGCATGGGGTTTGTTTGAACTTCAGTCATTATAGGCACGGGATCCGCCAATTCCAGGGGGATGGTGGACAGTGCCCCAACTGGTCGGGCAGCTGCCTCAGTTTGTGTTACTTTCCTCCAGAATGTGTGGATAGTATTCTTTCACTTCTTCCATCAATTCTTCGTCCGAATACTTATCATAACTCTCACTCATGTTATCATAAAGAATTGCCATCATAGTTTTGATGTCCATGTCCTCCAGGATTTGCTGGATCATGTTATCTTGAAGTTCAGAACGGTTCATGAGTTTCAGTTAAGAATGTGACGGTAATCGATGGACTTAATGCACCAACCTGATGCAGCGGTAATCTCTTCTACTAAATCATCTCCATCTATTGCCTCCCAGAATGTGCCGATGTAATCGTCATACAAATCCTGCTCATCTTGAGGAGTTAATTCTTCATCGGCAGCATCACAATCAAGGTCAAACTCAATAGCAGTGACTTGGAATTGCATCAGTAATCGTAGTTGGAGTTGATGTAATTCTCTACATTAAACTTCTCTTCTTTCTCCCATTCTTCTTTATACTCAATCACATCAAAGATCTCACCAGGAGCATCAGCAATTTCAGACCAGAGTTCGTCAAACATTGTTAGATAGCGAAGGAACAGTTAGTGTGAGTCAGGCAACGCTGACTGTGAAACGTTTGTGAGGAACTTGATAGTATTTCAATTCCTCAATGATTCTGGTAACCAGATTCTCCATCTGACGATCACGCCCACGGATAGACTTAGTTGCCTTGAGGTTACGATACTCAACGATGGTGTGAATGTCGCCGTTAGGTTCAATCCGATCAACTTCGATACAGTAGCGATTCATGAGGCAATTCCTGACGACTCATTAACAATACACGATTCTGGGGTCTTGTGGCGGTTTGGTGGACACCTTGCCGACCGTCACAGCGGGTCAGCCGCCGCGAGTATAAAGAACTCACGGGCAGTTAGGTATACTCAGTACCTCGAATCGTTCATGTATTCTTTATACACTTCAGCAACTTCTTCCCAATGCTCATCACGAAGTTCGCCACACATGTTCTCCATCCAATCATAAACCATGCCCCAATCTGCATCATTTTCCATAATGAATTGAGGCAGAGACTGCAGGTAAAACTGGAAAGAATTCATGGCGAAAGTGCAGGGGTCGGTGTAAACCAAAATCAGGTCGTTTTTGAACTTGAAACTACAATACACGATTTTGGGGGGATATCAACCCCCCTTGTGACAGTTCTCAGATCGTCCGCACGTAGTTATAAACAGAGCGACAATCGTTGTAGAATTCTTTACACTCAGGCACGAACACAGTATTAATCCATGCCCAGAAAGTCTTTGCACCTTCGATAACCTGAAGCACGAACAATTGAGTCCGTTCGGTCATATTATGCTCTTTCCACTTCTGAGCAATCACAGTAGCAATTGCAGCAACGATTAGGCACAGGTTCTCAACACCATCCATGAAAGTGTTGTAGTGTTTCTTATAATCAATCTCGACAATCATCTCCACGAATGCATCAGCGGGAGGGAAAGATTTGGTCAGTTCCATTGTTGTTTAAAAAAAAGGATTTGTGGGGGAAAATGTAGCGAATTCCCGACCACAAAACCAACATAATCGATCTCGGCGCACAAGTCAACCCATCTGCGCCAGTTCTCCAACTGTCCACCATTCTCAATAAGACTTAGTTATTGAGAATCAATAAGATCTTTTAAATGAGAATGGGTCCAGTCTCCGAACTGGCACATTAAAAGATATCGGAGTAATCCTTGATGGTAATATTAATATCCTCGTCTCCTTCTAGCTCCAGAAGATCTTTCCAGTCAAGATCTTCTAGATCTAGATCATCATAACACATGATGTCTAGTGTTACACGTACTAGGCGTTTTTGTGCGACCATGTGTGCAGGCATGACTCTCGTGCTGTGTGTACTAGATTATATCATGCATAATGCTTATATGCAAGCGCATCATAATCTAGTGCATCTCGTGTGTAATCGTCATCATCATATGAATCTAGTGCTTGTGCATCTAGTGCATATGATTGCATGTATGTCTCATACATCTCGTCGAGATCGTATGTGTAATCTTGTGTGAATGAGTAGTCGAGATCGTAGTCGTCGTACATAATTCTCGTCGAGATTGTGTATGATGCTTTATGATTATACTGTATTCTCGTCGAGATCGCAAGTCCCTATAATGCCTGATTCTCGTCGAGATGCATAATAATATATATGTATTCTCGTCTAGATTTGTGTTATTATGCACATAATACTCGTCGAGATTCATTATAGCATAATCTCGCCTAGATGTCTAGTCTAGATTTTATAAGACTGTGTGGGTCTCAGAGTTTTTCGCCGCCCTGTGACTTGACGAACCGCGCTCCTTATGCTACGCTCGCTAAACTTGCATCAGGGAGGCACCTTTACATAAGATTTCTATAAGATTATCGGCACCTTTACATAAGATTTAGAAGCATTAAAGAGTATTATTCTCAACAATAATACCCTATTGATTCTCAATTAATCTAAACTATTGAGAACTGTATAAACAACAACTTTATATTTAAAAAGGTATTTTTTTAATTAATTTAAGGCAAAAACACCCAAATCAATACATTTTTACCATTTTTTCACTGGACACTGTGCAGCAGTCAGTCCTGCCTTATGTTCCATATAACAACCACACTTCTTACATCTCTTTGAGTTCTGTTCAAAGTGTTCACAACCTAGACAAAGACTTAATCTACGACTCTTCTCTAATGGTTCAACAAACAACTTATTATTCTTAATTGCATCACGAATTACATCAGCAATTAACAATGTTGAATTCTTTGCTTGTTCTGGTAATGATGGAAACTGATCTTCAGACATATGACCTAATTGAATATTGGAATGATTTCACTATTTACATATCCTTCATTCATCACATATTTCTCCCAACGTACAGCATCTTCAATTGTATAAAACACTGCTTTCTGTTGAGAGACTTTATTCTTCTTCTTTCGTTGATAGATGACTTGATACTTCATAATGAAATTAAGGATCAGAATAACGATAAAGTTGTGACTTATATAAATCCTCTGAACTTCTTGACTTTACATACTCTAACTCATTCCAATACTGTGGATAACATACTACACAACAATGAGTCTTCTTAT